TAAAATCTACTTGCATATCCATTTCGAAAGGAACTCGTTCCATGTACACAAGACCTTTTACGTTGGTCAGCAAGAACCAAGCGTAGTTGGAGGTCAAGAAGTCCATGACCATATAGCCTTCTGGCAGACCGCCACCCGTAAAGAGGATCGCGTTGGTGTCGTTATCTGCCGTACCCGGACGAAGCTGCGTTTTCGTAAGACGAATAGCAACTGGTTCAAGTGAAGGAGGAACGATCAACTTACGACCACGGGCAAAAATCTTGATGCCAGCGATATCACGGAAGTTCTGGCGGATAGAAACCATTGCGTTAAGCAAGGTTGCTTCGTTCAGATCGACCTGTACAGTTGGGGTATTAGCAATCGTCAGACCGCCATCGATAGGATGCGACGTGGAGCAAAGCGCCACACCGTCAGCGCCGATGGATGCATTGTACGTGGTTGCCGTGTTAAGCACGTTAGCCGCGTAAATTTCTTTGGTCTGATGGAAAGATCCAGTAAGGCCAAGGTTAGTTGGCTTGAACTGAGCCTTGTAGAGGTTGTCGTCGATAGCCTTACGGGTGATTGCGTAGCCAAGTGCAATTTCGTTATGCTCTTGGTTGTACACGTAACGCTCACCAGCAGCGTTATCGAACTGAGTGTTACCACCTTCTTGCTTCAACTGAGCAAGACCAAGGTAACGCATTTCAGCGGTGCGTTCCAAAGCCATGTTCGACTTGGTGATTTCGAACACCTTGTCGTACTGGGATGGAATCTGAGAATATTTACCTTCAACCCCACGGAGGCCGGGGAGGAGAAGGTCACGAATCTGACTGAGATTAATAGCCATTTGAACTTACTCCTATTACGACCCAGCCGTCAGGCGGAAGGACTGGTTGTTAAAAGCAACGATGATACGATTGTATGCGGAGGTCGTATCCGTGCCGTTTGCGCCCGGAGGTGCAGTGATGAGCGAAAGAATACGGAAAGCATACGTCGTAGACGTGCTGATGTTGGCTTGGTTAGCATATGCAGTCGATTGACCAGTAAGAAGCTGATAAGCGGCTGGCGATGCAGGTGAGTTACCAGCGTAGTCAATGTTTGAGTTGACCTGAGCCTGAGTAACCGCTGCGGAACCAGAAGACTGAACGTTAAACGTAGCTTGTGGGTCTGCAATGACGTAAGCCGTAATAACCGTTCCGGTTGGAACAGTTGTGCTGGCGGGCCAATATGGCGACCAAGTTACTTTGTTAACGGACGAATTGTAAAATTCGCAGCCGATGAAGACACCAAGAACGGCAGTCGTGCCGCCAGCGCCAGCGATAATATAACCGCCAGAAATCTGTACGGGGTCACCAGAGAAGATGTTTGAAGAATAGCCGGATTGAATCTGATACGCCGACTGTCCAAGGGAACCAGTACGTCCGTCCAAAAATCCTGCAAGTACGAAACCATTGGGCGCAGAAGTGTTCGCCATAGGTCGCTCCTTTTCAGTAGGATAAAATCAGACAGCGCGTCTTAATTTATCCAACATGGGGAAGCCCACTACGGCGCGTAATGGAGTTATAACTTTTCCTATAACACTGTAATAAATACTATGCAATAGGGAAAAGGGGGCCGAAGCCCCCTTTTTTATTAAGTACGCGGAACCTGCATTGGTTCATAAGACTTACGGACGCCCGTTTGCTTGCGGTCACGCTCAAAAGTACCCGCTGGAGCAATGCCCAACGCCTTTTCCTTTTGGTTAACCAATTCACGGGCGGTAGAAAGTTCCCGATCCTGAGCAATTGCGGTGATTTCTTTAGGACGTTCCATAAGAATCATGCCTTTTTTGCGGATTGCACCGTTGTGACCGATAGGCATCATGTCCGGATGACGGCGGGTATCCACTGGTTCCCAACCGCCAGACCGCATTTCAAGCATATTCTGTTCATCTGTCATGCCCGCGATGGATTCCCGTTTCCAATTGTAATCCCAACCTTCTGGAATTTTACGTGGATCAATGTAAAACTCATCATACATTGATGGGTCCATTGAATCGTCGTTCATTCTGGCCCGCAACTCTTCAGCACGAAGCGCAGCTTCACGTAAACCACGGGTAACTGGGGCTACACTCAACTCTGGGGCATCATTTTGGCGTAATTCGGTCATGTTTTCTTCCATTTGCTCTGTAATTGGGGTTCTTGGGGGCCGTCCGGGGCCACGTTTAATTGAATCTGACATGGATTACCTCACAACATATTCTTTTGTTGGTAATACAACTTTGCTTCAAGGTATTCTTCGTCACTCATGTCAATGTCACGGGCCGCTTGGCGTTCCGCAGGGGACAAAGTCATGGTAACTTGCTGTCCAGAACGGAAAGTTTGCGCTGAATTGGTCCGCGAAACAGGTGCAGCCGCCATAGCTTGGCGTTGACGGGGTTGTTGTGCAGTTTGTTGTACAGGTTCGCCACCATAAACCTTGCTTTCAATGTGTGCAAAGTACTCTGGGGTATCTAACTGAATGTTTAACGCATCCGCTTCCCAATGTGCGGCGGTCATAAGTTTTGTTTTGACCGGATCAGACAATACATCGCGGTGAGAACGCAACCAAGCTTGTGAAGTTGGGCTTTTTACCGATTGAATTTGTACTTCAATTGGATCGGTTGGCTGTTGTTCGTACCGCGGTTGCGGTTGTTGACGTTGCTGTTGAAGCATTTGGCGTTCGTAAGCTAATTTTTCCTCAACCGCTTCTTTACCTTGTGCTAATTGCATCAGTCTGGACTCAGTTTGAGCCATTTGACGCTGTATTTTAGCGGCTTTTGCGTAATCACCTTCCGCCAAAGTATTAGCATAATCACGTTCCAACATTTCCGCATCGCGTTCAAAACTGGCAATCGCATTAACAAATGCTGTTAATTGATTGTCCTGCGCTTGAACTTGATATGTTTTAATTTCTTGCTGGGCTTGTTGTGCATATCTTTCCGCCTCAATTTTTTGACGGCGTATTTCTTCAGCTTCACGTTGTTTTTCGTTAAGTTGACGTTTTAAAAGTTCAACACCATTGTCTTCTTTTGGTGTTTCAACTTGTTTTTCAGGTTCTTTTTCAATGCTACCAAGGTCAAAATCCGCAATTTGCGGCATATTTGGTGCGGTAACTGTAATTTCAGCAGCTTCTAATTTTGACATTTATACCTCCTCAAAACGCCATATCTGGCTCTGGGATGACCATTTTAATCTGGACATCTTGAATAACGTGGCAAAGAACACCGTTAATGTTCAATTTCCAACCGTCAGATGAACGAAGAACAATCCAATCGCCTTCATTTACATCTTGTCCAGCAAAAGCGGTTTTGTCGTCATCCACAAACGCAATTGGACCTTTTTTCAGCACAAGAACAACCTTGCCCTGATATTCGTCTTCTTTGCGGATACCGTCTGAGAGGTAAAGGCCGGAGGCCGTGCGTTCTGGCCGTTTATATACAGCGCAGAGAATGTTGTTGTGCATTACCTTAATTTTGGAAATGTCACCTATAGCGTTTTTTAACTCCGCTGCGGGGTCAGCCGCATGGAGCATCTTCATAGTCGCAGTCTTCATCGTTTATCTCGCTTTTCTATCAATGCCGACGATGTCATCCATCGTCTCTTTCGCCCAGATAAGTGCGTCGGATAGTCCTTTTAAATATCCAACGCGGTTCTTATAGTCCTCATAGTTTTGAGAGAAACCGTTCAGAATGCTCTCTGATTGTTTCTCCCTTTCTTCTTCAATGCGCTCCTCTAATTTTCGGTAGAGTAGCAAGTCAAGTCCAGCCATAAGACTCCTTATTCAGTTCCGTTTGCTGTAGGCCATTTTTTCTTTTCCAAACGACCAAGACCAGACCCGGAACCGTAATCTTTTTCTTGATATTTTGGCATTCCTTGACCTACGCGACCGCCGGATTTGCGGGGCATAGGAGGACCACCAGCGCCGCCACGGGCAGCAAGAGCCGCCATTAGCTGCGGAGGAAGTTGTGGTGCGCCACCTGCTGGAGGCATTCCGCCGCCCGGAGGCATTGGAGGCATTTGTGGCGGCATAGGAGGCATCATTGGTGGGACAGGAGGCTGACCCATTCCAACACCAGCGCCCAATACGCCTTGGCCCTGTCCGCCAGATTGCGGAGAAATGATGATGTTGACATTGGTTTTACCCTTTGTACGTCCACCAGTTGCACGGTGTGCGCGTTCAGCCATGCCACCACTGCACATTTTGCATGAGCAATCCGCGTGATGCATGGTGCGGCCACCT